CGAGTCGCCCCAGGGCGAACTAGCGCTTGAGGGCGCGAAAACGCGTGACAATAAGGGCAGGTTTCGCAAGACCAAGGCAGAGCCGGAGCAGGCCGTAGAGGCCCCGCAAAAGGCGCCAGAGCCCGTCGCCGCCACGCAGGGCATCACGCCAGGGCCCAAAGCCGAGCCGCGCTCGAGCGATCGTGCGCCGGCCTCCTGGCGCCCAGACGTGCGCGAGTTCTGGGGGCAACTGCCTGACGCCGTGAAGGAAGAGGTTGCCCGGCGCGAGTCGGAGACGCAGCGCGCGCTGGCTGAAACGGTTGAGGCACGCCGCTTCACTGAGCAGCTGCAGAATGTCATCCGCCCCTACGAGATGTTCATCAAGGCGGAAAACAGCAACCCGCTCCAGGCGATCGACAACCTGATGGCGACCGCCGCTAGGCTGCGCACTGCCCCGGCGCCGGATTTGGCGCAGATGGTTGCTGGGATCGTGAAGCAGTTCGGCGTCGGCCGCTTCGGCCAGAGCTTCATCGAGCAGCTTGACTCGGCCCTCGCCGGCGAAGTGCCCCGCACTGACCCTGCCTCGGCCCAGCTGCAGCAGGTCGTACAGCAGCAGCTCGCGCCGGTGCAGCAGTTCATGTCGCAGTTCCAGCAGGCGCAGATGGCCCAGCAGCAGCGTGCCCAGGAGCAGGCCGCGGCTGAGGTGCAGCAGTTCCTGACCCAGGCCGAGTTCGGCGAGGACGTGCGCGAGGACATGGCGGATCTGCTTGAGGTCGCCCAGCGCCGCGGGCGCGAGATCAGCCTCCAGGACGCCTACCGCCAGGCGTGCCTGACCAACCCGCGCGTGCGGTCGGTTCTCGAGGCCCGTGCCAAGGCCAAGGGTGCCCAGCAGCTGACCGGGGCTGCCCAAAAGGCCAAGGCGGCCGCGGTGAGCGTCTCCGGTGGCCCGGCCCCGAGTGGGCCGCGAGCGGAGCCGAGCGACGTGCGATCTGCGATTGAGGCGGCTATTGCGATGAACGCACGATGATGTTATAAACGCCACGGGGATGTTGCGGCCTTACAACTGCAGCATCCCCGGTGTGCCTAAGCACCGCAGCCACCGAAACTCGAGGAGCGCCTCACGGCGCCCACCTCCGAAACGGACTGAACAGGTTCGCGTCGGCCACATGAAAAGGGTGGGGCAACAGCCCCGGTCAATTTTTCTTGTGGGAGTTTCATCACAATGGCATTTGCAAATACGTCCGTTTCGGACATCGTCGCGACTACGATTCAGTCGCGCACCCGTCAGATCGCTGACAACGTCACGAAGAACAACGCCCTGCTGGCTCGCTTGCAGCAGCGCGGCAACGTGAAGCCCTTCTCGGGCGGTAACGTCATCCTCCAGGAGTTGAGCTTTGCCGAGAACGGCAACGCCGGCTTCTACTCAGGCTACGACCTGCTGCCGGTTGCGGCTCAGGACGTGATCTCGGCCGCCGAGTTCAACATCAAGCAGCTCGCCTGCCCAGTGGTGATGAGCGGTCTCGAGATGCTGCAGAACAGCGGCCGCGAAGCGTTCATCGACCTGCTCGAGGCCCGTATCAACGTGGCCGAGGCGACGATGGCGAACAAGCTCGCCGAGTCGATCTACTCCGACGGCACCGGCTCTTCGGGTAAGGAAGTCACGGGCCTGGATGCGGCCGTGCCGGATGACCCGACCACGGGCACCTACGGCGGTATCGACCGTGGCACCTGGACGTTCTGGCGCTCCAAGCTGTATGACTTCTCGGCTCAGTCGCCGGCCGTCACGCCGGGCAGCACCACGATCCAGGGCGCGTTGAACAAGCTCTGGGCGTCGCTCGTCCGTGGCGCTGACCGTCCTGACCTCGTTGTGCTGGATAACACCTACTGGGGCTACTACATGGCGTCCCTGCAGGCCAACCAGCGCTTCACCGACCCGTCGACCGGCTCGCTCGGCTTCCCGACCATCAAATTCATGGACGCGGATGTTGTGCTTGACGGTGGCATCGGTGGTTACTGCCCGGCTGCGACCGGTTTCATGCTGAACACGAAGTACCTCTTCCTGCGTCCGCATCGGGATCGGAACATGGTCGCGCTGTCGCCCTCCAAGCGCTACGCGATCAACCAGGACGCTGAGGTTCAGATTCTGGCCTGGGCCGGAAACCTGACCAGCAGCGGCGCGCAGTTCCAGGGTCGTATCCAGGACTAATTGGCCCCGTGGTGGGGGTTCACCTTGCCTTGCTAGGTCGGGTGAACCCCTTCCTAGCAAGGCTTTTTTGAGAGGTAACGATCAATGGCTGTTGTTGCAACTCCGACTTTTTCGCCGAACGGTGGAAAGGTGGCTCCTGGCGACACGTTCACGATTGCGTGCGCGACTGTCGGCTCGACCATTTACTACACCTACGGCGACACCCCGGCCAGCGACACGAACTGGACGGAGTACACGGCGGCGGTAACGCTTCCGGCTGACTCCGGCAGCACGGTTGCTGTGCGGGCGTACGCCATCAAGGCGGGCGACGACGACTCTGCGGTGGCTGCTGTGACGTTTTACACAGTGGGCTACAGCGAGGCCGTTTCGGCGACTGCTAAGACGGTGCTCGACACCGCGTCCTCACAGGGACTCGGTGCCGCCACGCAGGGATTTAATCCTAGCGGGGCGGATGGTGCGTCCATCAGCGGCTGGCGTATCGGCGCGTCCGGTACGAACGCCGACCTGAAGGTCGAAACCAACGCGTAAGGGTGCGGGGCTTCGGCCCCGCGACTCTTTTGATTCACCACAACATAAGGAAAATCCAAGATGAACACCACCGCCACATTGCCGACAGATTGGGCAGCAGTCCCCGACGCGCCGGGTCTCGACGAGACTCGTTTCACGGGCGACGCAAAATTGTTTGTGCAGTTCTATCGCAAGCCCGTGATGCACCCTGGCAAGAGCCACGAAGCTGGGCGCGCGATTTACGAGGAGACGGACTACATCAAGATCATGGTGCCGGGCGACAAGCTCAGCATCATTGAGCGCCGCGTCAACGACATCGACAAGCGTCGGTTCGCTGACAAGTACGCGAAGTGGCTGGCCGGCGCCGGCAACGTCATCGAGGGCACGCCGATTTCGTCGCTGCCGAAGATGACGCCGTCGAAGGTCCAGGAATACAAGTATTTCAACGTGCATACCGTTGAGCAGCTGGCCGAGGCGAATGACAACCTCGGGCAAAAGTTCTTCGGCTTCAACGAAGACAAGCGCGCCGCCAAGGCGTTCCTTGAAATTGCCAAGGGCAACGCGCCGATTGAGAAGATGAACGAGGAGCTCAAGTCGCGTGACGCCAAGATCGAGGAGCTGCAGGCTCAGATCGAGGCGATCACGAAGATGATGGGAACCAAGGCCAAGAAGCAAGCTGAGGAGTAAAGCACTCGGATGGCTTACCAAATCGTCAATGATTCAACGCTTTCGGCGATCGTGCAGAACGTCGCCGCGATGGTGAGCTATCCGACACCGGCGGACCCGGCGGGGGACTCTGACCCTGCCGTGGTTCAGATGGTGCAGGCGGTCAACCTAGCCGGCATCGACCTGCTGTCGATGAACGACTGGCAGGAGCTGACCAAAGTCTACACCATCAGCATTGTCGCCGACTCGCCGGGGCAGAGCGAGAAATCGTTCGCGCTGCCGGATGACTTCTACGAGTTCGTCGACCAGACGCAATGGAACTCGAGCGAGCAGTGGCCCGCGATCGGGCCCGTCTCGCCGCAGTTCTGGCAGCAGCTGCTCATTCGCCAGACGCTGCCCACGTTGTCGTTCTACTGGCAAGTACGCGACAACAAGCTCTATATCCTGTCCCCACCCACGTCCGCCCAGACCCTTTCGTTCTATTACCAATCGGTCGCCTGGGTGCGGGACCAGGATAATGCTGACCTCTACAAGAATCGCGCCACCAAAAACGGTGACGTGATCCTGCTCGACTCCTACCTCGTCACGCTTCTTGCGCGCACGAAGTGGCTCGAGATGAAGGGCCTCGACAGCAGCGCAGCGATGCGCGACTTCCAGGTCAACTACGAAAACCGCAAGGGCAACGAGAAGGGCGCGAGCGTGCTCAGCATGACGCGCGAGTATCGCTTCCCGTACATACAGCCGCTGACTAACACGCCCGACACCGGGTACGGGGTCTAAGCGATGCCGCTAGTCCCGCTTGCACCTTTCAAGACGCCGCGAAGGGCGGCCGCCGCGCAGGTCGCGGATGTTGGCATTCTTCCGGCGCCCGTGGGCGGCTTGAACTACCGCGATCCGATCAGCGCGATGGCGCCGACCGACGCGTTGGTGCTCGAGAACTTTATCCCGAAGCAGACCGGCGTCGAGCTGCGCAAGGGCTGGAAGTATCACACCGAGGCGATCGCCGACCCGATCCGCTCGATCTTCACCTACAACGCGCCGAACCCGAACGACAACAAGGTGTTCGCGGCCGCGGGTGGAGACATCTACGACGTGACGACCGACCCGCCGACGGTGTCGCAGGGTTCGACGGGGTCGGTGAGCGATCTGTGGGTCACGACGCAATTCAGCAACGGCGCGGACACGTTCCTGCTCGCCGTCTCGCCTGGCGCCGGTTACTGGACCTACGACACCACCAACGGCTGGGTGCAGCAGACCGTGACCGGCCTGCCGGCAGATCCGAGCTCGGTGATGGTGTGGAAAAACCGGGTGTGGTTTACGGTCGAGGGCGAGTCTAACGTCTACTATCTCGACACCGTCGACGCCATCACCGGCACCGCCTCAGCGTTCGAGATGGGCTCGCTGCTGCGCAACGGCGGCTACGTTCGCGGCCTGATCAACTGGACGCTCGACGCTGGTGTCGGTATTGACGACTACCTGATCGTGGTCGGCAGCGAGGGCGATGTCGGCGTGTGGCAGGGCACCGACCCGTCAGACGCCAACAAGTTCGGTCTGAAGGGCGTGTGGTACGTCGGCCCGGTGCCGAAGTACGGCAAGTTTTTTACGAACTACGGCGGCGATGTGATGGTCGTCTCGGAGCTGGGCCTGGTACCTATCTCGCGTCTGATCAACGGACAGTTCAGCGAGGTGCAGCCGGGCCCTGCGCAGAAGATCCAGTCTGTGCTGTCGCCGCTCATCTCGCGGTTGCGCAACGATATCGCGTGGGACGTGTTTGTCGTTCCCTCAAGCGATGTGCTCGTCATCAGCCTGCCCGTTGACGGCGGCGTCTACAAACAGTTCGCAATGAACGTCAACACGGGCGCCTGGTGCACTTTCAGCAGTATGCCGATCAACTGCGGCGCGCTGCTCAGCGGCCAGCTCTATTTCGGGACCGAGGGTGGACGCGTTGCCAAGGGGCTGTTCGGTCGGCTCGACGGTATCGAAACAGACGACACCGGCGGCAGCCCGATCGAGGGCGACGTGCAGACCGCGTTCAACGCGTTTGGTACGCCTGGGCTGCTGAAGAAGTTCGGCATGGCCCGACCAATCTTTATCTCGAGCGGCCCGCCGTCTGTGAAGCTGCAGATCAACACGCAGTACACGTTTACGAACGTCGGCGGCTCGCCGTCGTTCACGCAGCAGAGCGGCGCGCTGTGGGACACCTCGTACTGGAACCTGGCC